GGTAAACAGGCATGAGTAATAATTTTTTAAAGTATTTGAATAACCAAATAACGATATGGGAAAACCTTTACGGCGATTTTTATACATTATTATACGATTCTAACGACAAACAACGCCCCGAAGAAGTAAACAATGAACAAGCATATAGAAGTTTAAAAGAGTGTTTAACTGTTGTGAATGTATTAAAGAAGATTAAAAGAAATAGATTTAAAAAGATTAAAGTTATAGAAAAGAAAAAATATAGAATATATAAGGGGGTTGTATGGTAATGAGCAGTAGCGAAATTATTAAGTTTATATGTATTGATGTACCCGTATGTGTGTGTTTTTGGTGTACGGCATTATTATTAACTATATGTTTAATAAAGTTGATTCAAATAACAATGAAGAAGTGATTATATGATGTTTGGATATTCTTATAACGCGGATATTGAAAAATACCCGCTTTTCTTTTTTGATATGTACGATAGAACAATTAAACCGATTCCCGGGGGGAAATTGTCAAGTATTCATGATTACGACCATGACACCTGGCATGCACATCATTTTATAGAAAAACAAATACGGAAGAATAACCCCGAGTTGTACGCCCGTATTGAGTATTTGCAAAAAATTATTATGGTGCCGCCGCAGATGAATTACGACGCAAGTAGCGGTATGAGCGCAGAAACTTTTGTAAAGAATTGGGGTATTGAAAAATATAAAATTATATTCACGAAACAGGCATGGCATGAGGGTTTATACCCTAAAACTAATTCAACTGAATTAATTTAATTGCATATTGTCAAGATTAAATTCCCACGCTACACTGTTCAAAGTTAGTTTTTAGTTGACCCTTATTCCTAAAACAAAAGGTATTACCAATGCGGAATGTAAATATTAAGGGTGCCGCTAAAAGAATATGGGAGTATTACGCCTTGTTTTATTGTTGCGGAAGATATATAAAAGCAGAAAAACAATTACGATTATATGATAATACTACCCATAAACAACGGGTATTAGAAATTAGTAAATGCCCTGTTTGTGATTCGGTTAAAGCGCGGGTTATTCAATACCGAATAGAAGACGGGAAGTATAGCGAAAAGAAACCTAAAAACGCTAAAGATGTATCGCGATTCATAAAGAAGTATGAAAAAGAAGTTTATTACGAAGTACCCGAATTAAATGTAAAATTCGGAACTAAAAGTAATATGACCTGGACTTATTTAGACGCGAGTAAAAGCAGTTGGGTAAAAGACTTTAACGAAGTGCGCCAATTCAAGATAGATAAAACGGTGCGGGTGGTGAGTTAGTGAACTTTACATGCTCAAATAAAATCTATCTTAAAAACATATTGAACGACATTTATAGCAATTATAAAGACGGCGATATATGGCGCATATCTTACGAAGAAGTTAAACAAGAGAAAACAATAAAGCAGTTAGGTTTTATATTTGGGGGTCTTATAAAAGCGCTTATAAGATTCTTTGAAGATTTGGGGTATACATACAGCGCTAATATCGTTAAAGACTGGTTGTATCAAGAGTGCGGGCAGTCTTTAACTATTACTTTACCTAACGGGGTTGAACGGAAGTATTTAAAAACTTTATCTTCTATGACTAAACAGGAAGCGGCAAAGTTTATAAATAGTATAATTGACTTCGTAGATAATAGCCCTATATTTGAGGGGTTTGTATTACCCCCCGAATTACGATACAGTTGGACACACAACATAAGCGCACAGGAAATAACCAACATTCGCGGTGCGAATCTTTACGGGTTTGATTCCTATTATTTAGATTATCAAACTAAACAAAATTGTATTAAATGCGGTGCAAGCGGCGGTATGGTTTACCATTTAAAAAAGCCGTACCAAAAAGACTATTACACTTTACCGTTATGCGCAAAGTGTTATGATGATGTTAATACCCGCGGTGAATCGTATTTAGCAAAAGACATAAAAGCGGTATTGAACGGTTTAAGTCTTGATGACTTTACGCGTTTGGCATATATGCGTTATAAAAATCTTTTTCACATCATGTAAAACTCACTAAAGAGAATAGCGACCGCGCCCATGCGGTGCGGTTGGTTTTCTTACAAGAAAAGCAAAGGAACAAATAAAAAATGAGTTAAAACGGTTGAAAAGCAATAATAATAAGGTTTTGGGGTTGCGTAGGTACTTCCGAGCGACCCCGCGAAATGCGGGTAGGCAAATGCGCGATAGTTTTTTAGATACAAGTTAAAATATTCGTTTCGCTTTTCGTTTTTCTTTGTTTTTCTTATTATTATTGAATTTTAGAGTTTTAGCATTATAAATATTTGTTTCGTTTATCGTCTAAAACGCTTATATAGATTAAAAAAAGGGTTTCGCATGTCAGAATTAGAAACGGTAAAATCAAAACTTGACTTATTAGCGGAAATATTAAATATAACTACGCGGCGTGTTCAACAGTTGGCAGACGACGGGATAATACCAAAACCCGATAAACCAGGTGCGTATGATATTCCCGTATGTGTTCAAAGTTTTTACTATCATGAGTTTTGCGGCAGTCAAAACGAAGAAGAAGAATTAGACGGCCGCTATGAACGGGCAAGAAAAGCAAAAGCCGAAGCCGATAGAATAGAATTTGATTTAGAAATTAAACGCGGTTTGTATATAGAAGCCGAAACGGTTAAGAATGAAATAGAAAAAAGTATCGGTAATTGTAGGGCAAAGTTATTAGCGCTTCCGCGTAAATTTACACCGCAAATATCAGCGGCACAGGACCCAAACGAAATAGAAAAGATTTTGGATAGCGGAATTAAAGAAGCGTTAAACGAATTAGTAGAGCCAATTTATGATACAAACAGTAGAGATAAATAAGAGTAGGGCAATAATTAAAGACGCTTTCCAAGTTTGGAAAAGCCCGCCGAATTTAACAATATCAGAATGGGCAGACGAAAAGAGATATTTAAGCGCCGAAGCGTCAGCAGAGCCAGGGAAGTTTAGAACGGACCGCGCAGAATATCAACGCGGTATAATGGATTCTTTTAGCGACCCTGCGACAGAACGAACAGTAGTAATGTCGAGTGCGCAAATTGGCAAAACCGAAATTTTAAATAATATTGTCGGGTATTATATCGACCAGGACCCAAGTACAATATTAAACCTACAACCAACTTTAGAAATGGCACAAACATGGTCAAAAGACAGATTAGCGCCAATGGTTAGAGATAACCCATGTTTGAATGATAAAGTAAAAGAATCGAGGGCAAAAGACGGCAATAATACAATATTGCACAAACTTTACCCAGGCGGACATATTACAATAGTTGGTGCTAATTCCCCTGCGGGTTTGGCGTCAAGACCAATAAGGATAGTATTATGTGATGAAGTCGATAGATACCCTGCAAGTGCGGGAACAGAGGGCGACCCTGTTAATTTGGCTATCAAGCGTACTACTACATATTGGAACAAGAAAATAGGGTTATTTTCTACACCAACATTAAAGGGAATTAGTCGTATAGAAAAAGCGTTTGAAGAATCAGACCAACGCTATTACTATGTACCATGCCCCGTTTGTGGCGAATATCAACGCTTAAAATGGGCGCAAGTTAAATTTACTGATAATGACCCTAAAACCGCATATTACGAGTGCGAAAATTGTAACGCTCATTTAAGCGATACGGATAGGGTACGGGCTATTCGTAACGGTTTTTGGAAAGCCGAAAAACCATTTAACGGGGTAGCGGGTTTTCACTTAAACGAATTTTATAGCCCATGGCGTAAATTAGCGGATATAGTACAAGATTTTTTAGACGCTAAAGGCGACCCCGAGAAATTAAAAACCTGGGTAAATACTTGTTTGGGTGAAACCTGGGAAGAACAGGGCGAAAGTATAGAAGCGACCGACCTGGAACAACGGGTAGAAGAATACGACAAAATACCAAAAGACGCACTAATTTTAACTATGGGCGTCGATACCCAAGACGACCGTTTAGAATGTGAAGTAACCGCCTGGGGTAATGGTGAAGAATCATGGGTAATTGATTATTTGCGGATATATGGCGACCCCGACCAACCCGAAGTATGGGAACAGTTAGACGACATATTAGCAAAAAATTATATTCACGAATCGGGCGCGGTTTTGAATATAAGCGCATGTTGTATTGATTCGGGCGGACACAAAACCCAGGCCGTATATGATTACGGAAGAAAACGCTATACGCAAAAAGTTTATATTATAAAAGGTGTCGGCGGTGAGAATATACCTATTGTTGGCGCACAAAGTAAAGTAAAATGCGGCAAGAGTAGAAAAACGGTTAAATTATTCCCCGTCGGGGTTGACCAAGCCAAAAGTACAATTTATGGCCGTTTAAGAATATCGGAATTTGGCAAAGGTTACATGCACTTCCAAAAGGGCGTATGTGATAAAGCGTATTTTGATAGTTTAACCGCAGAAAAATTAGTAACAAAATATTCTAAAGGTTTTCCGAAACGGGCATGGGTAAAAATCAGACCGCGAAATGAAGCGTTAGATTGTCGGGTATATTCTTATGCGGCGTTAAAGTTGTTAAACCCTAATTTTGAAAAGATAAAAGAACGATTACAAAATAAAGCGGTTAAAAGCAAATTAGATATTTTACGCGCCAAGATGAAACAAACCCAACCGACAACGCAACCGACAGAAAAAGCAACCGAAGAATATACGGTTAAAATACATAAAAAGCATAAAGCAGTAAGAAAAAGTAATTACGCAAAATCATGGCGAGGTTAATAAATGTCAGGAACAGGAACAGGAAACGAAGATACAAGAACTAAAGCGGAAAAAATGTTAGATTTGATAGACGACGCTTTAGAAAAATTGATTACGGGCGGTTTTAAATCTATCAAGATAAAAGATAGAGAATATACAAACCATTCAATAGATGAATTACGGCGTATGCGTGATTATTATTGCGCATTAGTAGCAAGACAAAAAGCAAGATTAAACAACGGTTTATTTAAGAATTATAGGTATAAATTTTAATGGGT